TTTTCGTAGACTTTACGAATTTGCCCCATTTCAGAAACTGTTAATTCTATATTTGGAAATGCTTTCATAGTCCTTCCCCAAAATAAATATATTCCGCCCAGTTAGTACCATCTTTTGAATGTTTAACTGTAGTAATGTTAAATCCACGACTTTTTAAATCAAAAATAATTGCACTTAATCTAGTAACCTTGTAAAGAGTAATTGCTTCCCACGAAGTAATACTTCTATGTTTTCTTAGGTGTTTGATAATTTGTTCTACTTTTGTAATTTTCATAGATTAGTGCCTTTCATTTTTTTGTAAAGGGTAAAATCAATAATTGGATATTTCATTTCATTATTGTTATCCCAAACTGTATTTACCAGTTCGTTATCCAAATAAAAACAACCTTCCATCGTATAACCTTCTTTTGTATACATGAACAGTCGTTTTAAAGTGTCATAGACTTTTCCATCACTTTTGCAAACCTCGTTGGTAAGGATAATTTTTCCACCTGCTTGATTTGCCATCCAAGCAATATTCTCGGCTTGTGCTGAACCAATAAAACATAACGCAATTAATAATTTTTTCATTTAATTACCTCACATTTGTAAACAATATTTTTAACTCGGTGCATACTCATTGTTGTGCAATCTTTTTCCCATTGATAATCATTAACTGCATCACCAACAAGAAAAATAAAGGAAACAATTATCGTTGCAATTATTAAATCCAAAATTGCAATAAGCCAATTATTTTTCATTTAATCACCTCTGTCGATTTAAGTTTGCCCGTTTCACCGTCCCATGTAATTTTTAAATTATCCATATCATCTTGTTCGGGGTGTGCAAGACCTATATACGCAATAAAATTTTCGTAACTATATATCTTGGCAAATGCAACAACATCAGGTTTCGGTACAGGTTTAATCCTTACTTTGTCCCAATAATCAAATTCACTTAAAGCAGTAATTAATAACCATTGTTGTGTTTTTTCTAGCCAACATTGACAATCAATACCTTCAATAAACGCTTTAATTACTTCGCTATGTTTATGTTTCATTTGTTGTGCCTCATGTGCGTTAATTTTCTATGAATACCTACATAGTATTCAATCCACGGGGAATAGAACCCCAGTTCGTTTTGCTTTTTTATAAACTCAATTTGACTGTCCACAAACAACAATAGTGAGCCAATCTCTTGGTCGGTAAGCGGGTCAAGCATTAATAGCGCGGGCTTCATGGTGTATCCCCCTCATAGCCAACCATTACGTCCATCATCACGAACGGCGTATGCTCGCCCACATACGCGCCCATGATGTTGAACTGGAAGTAATCGTACGCATCTTCTACGCTACAACTGTCGCGGGCTACCAAAATATTAATAATCTTGCGCTCGCTATAACAAATGGCTTGTGTGCCAATGCGCTCGACAACGCCAAGAATAACGTCGTCAAAACCGTCCATCGTCAACAAGTCGGGGTAGTTCTCTTTAATGTATTCAAGCATTTAATTTCTTCCTTATCAATACATCAGCAAGGGAGTCCAACAACCGACGGGCTTCTTCAATAGAATCCAACGTCGGCTCGGACGTAAAGCCAACCCAACAATCTTTGGCTACTAAAGTCGTGGCAAAAAACGAGTCTGCCATGTGTAGTTCGACTGCCATGTTAGACCGCCATCATTTCTAAGGCTCTATTTTTGAGCGCCTCACCGTTGCCGAATAGCGCGCTATTTAACCGTGCTTCATCATTTAGCGCCGTCGCATGGTAGTCGGCGTACTCTGTGACCGAGTTCAATAACTGCCATTTTGATGTACCTGCCATGTCGCTACCCAAAGCGTCGCCCTCAAACAACCGCATAATCGTTCTGTAAGACTTTGTTTTAGTCACGTCATAAGTAGTAGAACCAACATGGGCTACTGGCGTCAACAACGTAGTCAAGAACGCTCTAGCATACGCGTTGTTAACCTCTTGATGACGTAATACCTTCGCCATTTCCATGAACGCGCCGAACGAATCCACCGCTTGTCCTAACTTTTGTTTGACCGCGTTATGGTCAAACGCCTGCAAATGGCTGAACGACACGCTATTGACGGTGTTGTTGAGCGACGCAGTTAATGTGTTGTTGCAGACGACGCGTACTGTCGTAAAGCGGGCAGTCGTGGCTAACGTGCGGTCACAAGATGTGGACAGTAATAAATACCCGCCCACTTTGTCATCCGTCGATACTTCGCCAAACTTGCCTGTTTCGGCAAGCGCCCAAAAACGTCTACCGCCACGCAAAGTCCCTGCGGTGTGTAGTTTGAAACCGTTCTCTGCAACCAAGTCGCGGAAAAATTCAAGAACGTCTTTCGGTTGAACAGGGATGTATTTGTCGGACACAACGCTAAGTGGCGCTTTTGTGTCTGAGCGGTACAACACTTGTTGTCCCTTAAATAAATTGTAAGATGTGTCGTAAGCGGAGTACGCTACAGGCGCGGTTGCAATCTCCCAATCCATACCCGCCGCGCGTTGCCACGTTTCAATGCTCGCGCCTTCTTCCAACGCGTTACCCAATTTGTGCCAAGCACGCTTGCCTGTGTACGCCATTTCTGTAAAACCGTTTTCCCTAATAGTTAATTCATGTGCCATTTTGTTTACCTTTGTGTTTAGTGTTTTAAATATTCGTTTAATAAATCGTTTTCTGTGTTGATGGGCAAAGACAACTGTGGGTTATTGTCTTTGGTGCGCATAATCTCATACGATTGCTTGTCTTTTGAAGTGCAACCCGTATAGTTTCCTGCGCCGTATGTTTTACCTACCAAATTAGAGGCTATGCTACCAATGGTCACAATGTCAAATCTATCAACAGGAATGACTACCACTCCGCCAACAGATAAATCAGGACGCAAAAAAGGCGCGACGTATTTTGTTAGCGACCCGTGTGGGTACTTGGGCGACGCTCTTTTTGACTTGGCAACCGCGACTGGTAAATCGCCGTGTACCGTACCATCCTCGTCAATAATAGCGTACTGCACCTTTAACAACTTTAGCCCGTCGATGGCTTTGTTTAATACTTTTAATTTAATATCGTTCATTGTTTATTCCCCAATTGCGTCAGATAAAATTTCTTTGCGTTCGCGTTTAGCCCTTAAAATCGTAAACTTTTGATGTAGACGTTTTAAAACCATTTGCCTTTTGGCACTCAAACGCTCAAACTGCATGAGGTCAAAGGCTTCTTTTTCAGTTAGCACGGGCAACACTTCTTGCAGTTCGCGCCAACTATAATTTTTAATAACTACCATACTTATCTTTCTGCCCTTATACAGGCGGTTATTGTTATAAAACTTGTTACTAAGAATTTATTGTAGCACATAGTTTTACGTTTGCAACACTTTTTTTATTTTAGTGCTTCAATCGCAAGTTCCGAAAAATCTTTTTTGTTTACAAGCACGTCCCAAATGCCTGCCTCAAGTGTGTTTTTAGTCTGCATAATGTAACACCATACCTCGCGTTTTTGACCCCCGCGATGCACCCGCGCGACGGCTTGCTCAAACAAATCCATGCTGTACGGTAGCGACATAAACACGATTTTATTGCCGTATTCTTGCAAATTCAGACCGTGCGATGCTGATTTAGGGTGCGCAATCAATAGTTCAATTTCGCCTCGATTCCAACGATTAACGGCGTCGTGGTCATCTAAAGTTTGTGCGTGCGGATAGCGTTTTAGCAATTCTTGGCGTTCGGCGTCAAACATATAAAACACCAATGTTGGGTCGCGTTGGTTCTCCTCAAGCAGTTCTTTTAGACGGTCAAACTTGTGATGCGACACCCATACGGCAACTTGTTCTTTACCGCCCGCATAATAAAACCCTGATGCGCCCTGCTGTAATTTGCTATTCACAACCCCTGCGTTTTTTGCAATCACTTCTTTAGAGTCGAAGGTTAACGCGTGTTTTTTCTTCATTTCTTTGTATGAAGATTTGCCTTGTATGCTCATTTCGCAGTCAAGAAACACGGTGTGTAGCGGTGGCAACTTGTCTTTATATACCGCATTTTCTAGCACAAACGTGCTACCTCTAATTCGTTTCATTACTTTATCTAATGACTCAGGGCGCGGTGAATAGGCATGATATTCAGGGTTGGTCAGTATAAAATACTCGTCTAAAAACGCTGTCTTGTACCGCCCTAAAAGAGTCTGGTCAATCACCTTGCATTGCCCAAACACGTCCTCTAGCCCGTTAGATGTGAACGAACCCGTCATGCCGTAGCGAACTTTAAAACAGTCTATCTTTTTAATTAAGGCTTTAAAGCGTTTGCCTGACGAATCTTTTAGCCGTGTCAATTCGTCGCATACAAGACCGTTAAAGTTATGTTTTTGTTTAGTCAGCCATACTATTTGTTCATAGTTCATTACAACAATTTGCGCTGAACCGTGTATTGCTTTCAAGCGTTGACTTTCCATACCAGTAGCCACTTCCATCGTGACAGGAATACCCCACTTGTCGCGCTCTTGCACCCATACTTCATTGCAGACGCGTAACGGTGCTAACACTAAAAAACGGTCAACGACACCGTCGCGCAATAACTCGCGCATGGTTTCAAGTGCGATTAATGTTTTACCTGCACCCATTGAGGCTAATAATAATGCCTTGTCGCGTTCGTATAAAAAATTAACGGCTTGTTCTTGGTAAGGTCGTAATATCATTTGGATTTTATTTCTTGAATAAAGTTGTCAACGTGTTCTTTTGACCATAAGCACGCGTAGTTCATGTTGAGTCGACGCAGGTCGTTAGCGTGAAATTGTTGTAATGTAGATAACTTACCTTTGACTTGTTTAATCTCCACGAACCATACTTCACCGCGCGGTAAACACGCTATACGGTCACATACACCTGCGTTAGAGGTTGAGCGAAACTTAAAGGCAATGCCGTCTAATTTTTGTATCTCTTTAACAAAATATGCTTCAATTTCTTTTTCCAACATAATCATTTTTCCTAAAATAAGTTGCGTAATATAAATTATATGTTACACTAAAAGTTCTAAAGGTAAACAAAAAAGGAAAATAAAATGGGATTTTTAGATGGATATGTGAATTACCGTAGAACAAGCGGTGGATATCATGAAGAAACAACTGAAGGGAAAAAATACAAATCTTTTCACGTAAACAATTTTGAATTTTTTGAAGGTTTTGGCGTTGATGAATTAAAACAACTTTTATCTAATGCAAAATTAGCAAAAGGAGATGGGTTTCACATACCTACGCAAAAAGGATATTCAACTTATTTGCCGACTTGGTATGCAGAAGCATTAATTAATCATTATTTTAAAGATGTTGATGCAGAGGTAACCAAAATGAAACGACATAAACACTACGATTTAATTTTGGCATGGGCTAATGGCGCTGTAATTCAAAATGAATACAACAATGGCATTTGGTTTGACGAGGCTTTTCCTTATTGGTATCCCGATAACAACTATCGCATTAAGCCTGAACCAAAACCTGATGTTATTGAAACTATAAATCTTTCTATTGATGAAGAAAAACTTGTTTGGAAAGCACTTTCAACGCCAAATTTAAGAATTATTTTTGACGGCGAAACAGGTAAACCCAAATCAGCAGAGGTAATCAAATGAATCATTCAAAAATAGTCGGCGGTTCTACCGCTTATCGCGTTATTCAATGTCCTGCTTCAGTCAGTCTTTCCGCAAAAATGCCACCACAACCGTCTAGCGTTTTTGCTGACGAAGGTACGCTATTGCACACCGTGATGGCTAAGATTCTTGACGAAGATGCGAGTCCGCAAGAGTTACTGGGTCTAAAGTACAAGAACCAAGAGTTCACGCAAGAGTTATTAGAAGAAAAGATTGAGCCTGCGCTCGCGTTGTTTGACGCGCTTGATGAAGAATACAAATTAGATTTCGTAGTTGAGAAAGAAGTCAACTTAGGTTCAAAGTTTGAAGGTGTGTTTGGTTCTAGCGATTTAATTGCGCGTAGTAATAAAACCGCGTTTGTTCTTGACTGGAAGTTTGGTTCAGGCATTATGGTAAACGCCAAAGAAAACTATCAAGGAATGTTTTACGCGGCGGGTGCAATGTGTACCGAAGAAACCAAGTGGGCGTTCGATGGTGTAGAGGACATTGAGATTGTAATTGTTCAGCCACCACACATTAGTCGTTGGCGCACGACACCTGCGCGTATTAAGGAGTTCTTGGACGAACTTAGTTTTGCTCTAAAAGAAAGTGCAAAGACAAACCCGACCATGAAAACAGGTAGTCATTGCCGTTTTTGTCCTGCTAAACCAACTTGTCCCGCAGTTACGGGCGCAGTTGACCGTATACTAAGTACCAACTTAAAGAGCATTGACCCAACCATGATTTCTACTTATCTACAACAAGCCGATATGATTGAAGAATGGATTAAGAGTTTGCGTGAGTTAGCGCAGACCATGTTGGAGAACAACATCAATGTCCCTGATTTCAAATTGGTAGCGAAGCGTGGTATGCGTAAATGGGTTGATGAAGCAAAAGCCGAAGCAGAACTTATTAACTTAGGTCTGCAACCATTCAAAGCACCTGAATTATTTTCCCCTGCGCAAGCAGAAAAAGAGTTGAAGAAACTCAAAAAAGAATTGCCGTCAGAACTGGTCGTATCGGTTTCTAGCGGGAATACGTTGGCTGAGTCTACAGACCCAAGACCTGCGGTTGTAACCATTGGGCTTTCGCTTGCAAAAGCCCTTTCTAAAATCTAGTCTAATCTAATCTTAAAGGTAATAATATGTCAAATGTAACTGTATTTAGTAAAGCAAATCTTCCATCTGTTAAAGATTTAGCAAAAGCATTGCAAAAAAGCGCGCAAACGCACTCTGCATCTACCAACGCCATTATTAAAATGGACAAGACAGGTCATTGGGTGTTTGGAGTTGAGTCAACTGAAATTGAAGATGATTCTTTGTGGGCGCTTAATCCGTTTTCCTTCGTGCATGGGTTTATCGCATGGGGTGATGGTGAAGTGTTGGGCGAAGTAATGACGCCTTTGCATGAGCCACTCCCTGTACCGCATGAGTGTCCGCCAAAAGCAAAACGTGGTTGGGAAAAGCAACTTGGGTTGGAAATTACTTGTATCTCAGGCGCTGATAAAGGTACTGTGTGTAAGTTTGCCACTACCTCAGTTGGTGGATTGCGTGCAGTATCCGCGCTAGGTATTTTGCTTTCTGAACAGATTGAAAAAGACCAAGAGAACCCTGTGGCTGTGTTGACTTTAGGTTCTGAGTATTACATTCACAAGTCTTACGGTAAGGTCTACACACCTGTGTTTGATGTTGCCCGTTGGGACAGCATGGATGTCAATTCGGCTTCGGAAGAACAAAAAGCAATTGATTTTGAGGAAGAAGAAGAAGAAGAAGAAGAAGAACAAAAGCCTGCGGTAGCAGTACGCCGTCGTCGTTCTAATTAAGTTCTGTAGTGCAGGCGACGTGTGTGAAGCGCGTCGCCTTTTTTTATTTTTGTTAGGGGAAAAATATGGCAGTATTGTTTATAGATTATGAAACGCGGAGTATGGTCGACTTACGCGCAAAAGGCGTGTACACCTACGCGCGCGATTTAAGTACCGAGATACTGTGTATGTCGTATGCGTTTGATGATGAGGATGTGGTAACTTGGATACCCAGTCAACCTTTCCCTGCGCACATTATTGAACACATTAAATTAAACGGCGAAATTGTGGCGCACAACGCTACTTTCGAGCGTTTAATCACCAAATATGTTTTATGTCCCGACTTTAAAGTACCTGAACCGTCCATGAATAGTTGGTATTGCACCGCAACACAAGCGCGCGCCAATTGTGCGCCTGCGTCATTAGAAGATGTAGGACGGTTTGCGGGGTTAGGTATGCGCAAAGACACGCGCGGTAATTATTTAGTCCGTGCGCTGTGTATCCCCCGCGCTGATGGCTCATTCAATAACGACTTAACGCTGATGGACGAACTGTTCGCCTACTGTGAGCGCGACGTGGCTACTATGCGCGAGTTTTACTATAACTCTCGAATGTTGTCGGCTGAAGAACTATATGATTACCACATTAATGAACACATTAATGATAGAGGGGTAAAGATTGACGTAGCCCTTGCACACGCCGCGATTGGTTACGCTGACCAAGAGTTAAAAGACGTGCAACAGTTAGTGTACGAGTTGTCAGAAGGCGTTATCAGGTCAGTACGTTCACCGCGTATGCGGGACTGGGTACGCGAGCGCGTCGGTAAGTACGCACTAAAGTTGATGGAAAAACAAGTTGATGACGAAATAAAGGTGTCTATTGATAAGTCGGTGCGCCACAACTTGTTGGTGTTAGCCGACGAAGAACCCGACCAAGTACCGCCTGTGGTGGCTGACGTAATCCAATGCGCGGACGATTTATGGGCGTCTAGTATCGCTAAGTTTCAACGGATGGTGTCGCTTGCCGACGAAGAAGATGAGCGAGTGCGCGGTGCGCTTGTGTTTTGCGGGGGTGTTGCTACAGGGCGCGCGTCCAGTTATGGTTTGCAAGTGCATAACTTTACGCGTATCTGTGCCAAGTTTCCCGAAGAAGTGCGTGCGGACATGGTAGCAGGTGCTGACCTTGTGCCGAAGCACGGTGGGCGGGTGACAGACGTTTTAAAGAAGATGTTGCGTCCTGCTTTGATTGCCGAAAAAGGCAATGTGTTTGTGGGCGCGGATTGGTCAGCGATTGAAGCCCGTGTTACTCCGTGGCTAACTAACGACCCGTTAGCAGATGACGTATTAGGTACGTTCAAGCAAAATAAAGACATTTACATTCGTGAGGCGTCCAAGATATTTAAGTGTAGTGAAGGTAATGTGACGGACGAAATGCGTCAGTTAGGTAAGATTGCTATTTTGTCGTGCGGTTTTGCAGGCGGTATCGGTGCGTTTAATGCAATGGGTAAAGCCTATAAAGTACATTTATCTGAACCTGAAGCAAAGCGGATTGTAGACGCATGGCGTCAGGCTAACCCGTGGGCTGTGCATTTTTGGACAGACATTGAAGAAGCCTATATGCGCGCTATGTACAATCGCGGTAAAGTATTTACGGTTGGGCGTGTGTTTTATATGTTTGACGGACTGCACTTGTGGTACGCCTTACCTAGTGACCGTATTCTGTGCTATCCGTACGCAAAGATTGAAAACGGTGAACTTACTTATGCTAAAGCCTCATGGAAACCATCAGCAACGGATGAACATTGGGGTCGTGCTAGATTATGGCGTGGGTTAGCGACAGAGAACATTACGCAGGCAACCGCGAACGATATTTTACGTTCGGCTTTGCGTGAGTTGTATCGTCTTAATATTCATGTAGTGCTTCACGTTCACGATGAAATTATCGTGGAGTGCGCTGAAGCAGACTCAATGCGGGTGGAAAAAGTTCTTAGCGAAGTGATGACCACGTCACCTAGTTGGGCTACTGGTTTACCCCTGCACGCTAAGACATTCGTATCGACTCGTTACGGAAAAGAGTAAAATAGTTTGATGATTTTAGACAACCTAACGAACCCACAAAAACAAAAACCCCGCTATTTGGCAATTGACGGGGTTTTCTAACCAATAACTTAACTATTAGGGATTAAAAAATATGGCTGATTTAAATTATACCTCAACCAATGCACTATCGTTCATAGATTTCTTGTCATTCTTAGCGCCTGAAGGCGAAACTTTGTTGTTGGTACAACAAAAGATAAAAAAAGACGGCTCACAGGTATGGATTCCCAACTTACCAACAAAGTATGACCCCAATGCACAGGGTGCTTGGTACGCTAATACAGGCTCTTTTATCATTGACCGTTTTGAGAATGGTAAGCCTAAAGCGTCCAAGTCTTGCTGTACTCATGTGCTGTGCATGGTGCTTGATGACATTGGTACGAAGTCCAAGACACCGCCTCTTGCACCGACATGGATTATTGAAACGTCCCCCAAGAATTACCAGTACGGCTATGTGTTCAACACCGAAGAAGCCCCAACGATTGAAGCCTTTAGTACCGCGATTGTAGCGATTGCCAATGCGGGCTACACCGACGGCGGTGCAGTCAATGCGGTGCGTAACTTTCGTATCCCTAACTCAGTCAATCTTAAAAAAGGACGTAACAACTTTCTTTCCAAGTTGGTGGAGTTTACGCCTGAGCGTGAGTTTACCCTTGAGCAGATTTGCACCGCGTTTGAGGTCGACCCTGCTGAACCTGATACAGCGAAACGCATACCGATACAACTGAAAGATGACGGCGGGGACGACATTCTCTATTGGCTGTCAGATAACCAACTGATATTAGATACAGGTAATCAAGAGGGTTGGTACGGTGTGGTTTGCCCCAACTCGGATGAACACAGCGACTCCAATCCAATGGGGCGCTACCACCCAGTACACCGTTCATTCACTTGTTTCCATGAGCATTGTCAGCATATCGACTCGCATCAGTTTTTGGCTTGGACTCATGCTAACGGTGCGCCGTTACGCCAAGCAGGATTGCGTGAAGATTTACTCACTACCGTATACGCGCAAGCCGTCAAGCGTCTAACACCAAAGGGCGACTTTGTTTACCCTGATGCGCAGGTCGAACGCGTGCGACAGAAACAGCAGAACCGCATGGACAAGGAAGAATGGTACACGCGGTACGCTTTTATGACTAACAACGGTGGGTTTCACGATTTAATCGAGAACACTTTTATCCCAAGACCTAGTTTTAACGCCTTGTTTGCGCACATTCAATGTCGGTCTGTGCATACAGGCTCAATCATTCCTGCCAGTATTTGCTTTGACCAAAACCGTGAAAGTCATAACGCGATTGTAGCGAACGAATACACTTACGCATCAGGTGACGCGCCTATTTTGTCAGACGCTCACGGTGTAGTACGCGTCAATCGGTGGCGTGACGGCAGACCACAAGTAAAGCCTAACCCTAACGCGGATGTGCGCCTGTGGCTAGAACTAATGGAACGATTAATCCCTGAAGAAGTAGAGCGCGAACACGTTTTAAATGTGATGGCGTTTAAAGTACAGAACCCGAAGATAAAGATTAACCACGCCATTTTGCACATGGGGACTGAGGGTTGCGGTAAGGATACCTTATGGTCGCCGTTCATTTGGGCGGTGTGCGGTGAGAACCAAAAGAATCTTGGGCTGATGAACTGTGACTCGATGCTGTCGCAGTTTACAAACTCATTAGAGTCCGAAATCCTTATTCTGAACGAATTAAAAGAGCCTGACATTATGGGCAGGCGTGCGCTTGCCAACAAGATGAAGGAATGGATTGCCGCGCCACCTGACCTGTTAGAGATTAACCGTAAGGGTGAGAACCGTTACTATGTAGCAAACCGTTTGTTCGTACTGGCGTTCTCAAACGAAGAAACGCCTATCTCTTTATCTTCGCGTGACCGTCGTTGGTATCCGATTGAGTCCCGTATTTCGCGTTTGCCTGCTGAAAAAGCCCTTGAGATTTGGCGTTGGTATCAGCATGGTGGTTTCGAGGCAATAGCGTCGATGCTTCATGCGCGTGATGTATCAAAGTTTAATCCACGCGCTGTACCGACTGCTACACAGGCTAAAGAAACATTGATTGAGAACGGGCGTACAGAACTTGAGGAGTTGTTGGTCGGCATGATTAAAGATAGAGAGGGCGTATTCTCACACGGTGTATTAGCGACACCGCTTGTGCGGGTGTTAGACATTCTACGCTACACTTTACCTAGAACGTCGCAGATGCTACACAAAAACAGTTTGATTTCAGCGTTGCATGAGGCAGGGTGGGCTAATATCCCTAAATGCCATTCACGCAATAACCCTTCACTAAAGAATCTAATGTGCGCGCCTGAGTACGCGAAGTCATCTAAGTCAGAGTTAGCAAACTTATGGGCGGAAGTAGAACCTGTACTTGACATAGCGAACGCCACCAAGTCACAATCCGTATTAAAGTTAATCAAGTAGTAGTCTACCCAAGCGCTTGGCTTTAAGAGTATGCCGTACCCAAGCGCTTGGCTTTATCATTTATTTTTATATAAGGATTTTTTATGTCAAAAACAAAACCAAAACAATCTTCATCAGGTGCAATGAAGTATACAGATTCTTCAGCCTTGACCAAAGCGGCGGGTGTGTTAGGTCATAAAGGTGGCAGTCGTAGTAGCAACCCCAAGACATACGCCGCGCGTATCAACGGTGCGAAGGGCGGGCGGGGCAACCAGTCGTGAGCCTGTCCCCTACCCTGCCTGCGGTGGGCGGGCGTGTGCCTGAGCGAGCGAGCGGGTGGGCGGGTGCGAGCGGGCGGGCGGGCGCGCACGCACACGGGCGCACACACGCGCGCACACACGCACGCGCGCAGGTACGCGCGCACACGCAGGCGGGCGGGCGCGGGCGCGCACGCACACGCGCGCACGCGCGCGCGCGCGCTTTTAATAGCGCAAAATGTCATGTCACGAAACTGTCACAATTGATAATTCGATTATCAAGATAATAAACCGCGATTATCTCCGCGATTATCTCCGCGATAATAACCGCGATAATAACCCGTTTTAAAATACCCCGTGATAATCCGCGCATATAATCCTCGTGATAATGTAGCCGCATAATACCCAAAATTAATACCCCTAGATAATGATAGTTAATATTATTTATTCTATTATCTATTTTAATATCCATTATATTATCCCCGTTATTAATAACCATAATATTATTATATATTAATTATTCTATTATTGCACACCGTGTAATATTATTTATTATTAGCATAATCTCCACGTATTAATAATTAATACATTATTTCGATTATCTCGAAGTTTGCAATTCGCGAAGTTAGACCAGCGCGCGGTTTCTTGTTTGTCACCTAAATAACAAACGTTTGTTTGTGGGACGTATTACAGACAAACACGAACCGTGCGGGCGTCGCGGTCTGGTCACTTATTTGTTACGCGGTGCGCCTATCCGTAATCTTTTTTGATACAATTGAGGCGCAGTACATTTTTTTTAAATTTAACTAATTAAGGGAGTTTTTAAGATGGGGAAAATTAAAACGGTTTATAACTATAACTACCGCCTAACGCCTGTTAGCGACTTAATGCTAGGTTCTAAAATCACGGGTGACGCTATCGCGCGGACTGCGGTCGTTAACGCAGTACGGTTAAACCTAAAGGCGGACGCGTACGCGCACGCGCACCGCAACGAATGGAATCCGCGTTTCCGCTATCTCACTAAAGCGATAGATTGGCTCGCTATCGACCATGAGCGCAAAATGTTAGGGTGCTACCTAGCGGAGTGCAAACAGTACGGCGGGCGTATGGGCGTTAACAAGGCGCTAAGGAAAATTTCTAGCGACGCGGGCGCGGGTAATTTGTTGCACGGTCGCGGTTATGACATCATGGAGTCAATGTTTCCCGCATGGTCATTTTTTTGTTGTATTGATTGTGACCACGTAGGACTCGCGGGCGACCAACGTACGCGCAACGACGGCGAGCCGTTGTGCGAGGACTGCGCGACCAATAGTTACTACTACAATCCCGAAGAAGATAATTACCAAGATGAACAGTACAGTTCCCCGTCGTCAATTATTGGGGAGTATCACTCCTCAAAATATAAGGTTAAACGTATCCCGTCGAAGTACGACGACCGTAAACCGCGCGTCCTGTTAGGTCTGGAGTTAGAGATGGAGTGTACTAACAATCGTGAAACCGTCGCGCACGCATTACGCGACCGCCTAAGCGATTACACGGCGCGCGACGGGCGCACGTATGACTACGCATTCTTTGAGCGCGATAACAGCATTTCGAGCGGTTTTGAGATGGTTACGTCATGGACAGGTCTTGATGTCCATGAGGAGATGATTAAGCGCGGTTTCAGCGACTTGTTAGCGGGTGCGAAGTCGCACAATACGACAACGTGCGGGCTTCATGTTCACGTCTGTAAGTCGACCATGACGACGCTACACGCGAGCAAATTAATTCTGTTTATTAATGACGCCCGCAACGCGCCAATGATTACCGCGCTCGCGCGCCGTGACAATGCGAGTTATGCGAAGTTTAGCGATAAGAAGAAAGACTTTAAAACGTGGGCGCGCCCACTAATCGACCAGACCGTGCGCGGTTATCGCGGTGACGCGTTACGCGGGTTAAACCGTGATAGGTACGAGGCGTTGAATTTTCAGGGTGACCATACCGTCGAGTTTAGATTGTTTAAAGGCTCGCTAAAATTTCAAACGATTATGGCTTGCCTAGAGTTTAGTTTTCTATCTTGGCATTTCACAAAAGACGCCTCTGTTGCGGACTTAACCGAACGCGCATTCTGTTCGTTTATTAGTCGCGACGCATGGTTAAAAGATTCGCGTTACTTGCGCCAATACTTACACGCTAAAGGCTTCAACGTCGCGTATAAAGCGCCTGCAAGCGCATTACCTAAAACAGTAGTTTCAGCAGTTTAATTTCAATCAATCAATTAATTAAGGAAAATTTAATATGTGTTTATTAGTCACCCAAATGCGCGAGAATGCGCCTCTCTCTGACTCATGGTTATCAGACTTCTACGCGTCCAATCAGGACGGTGTAGGCGTTATGTACGCGCACAATAATGAGTTAATCATTAAAAAAATTCTACCCGTTAGTGCGGCTGATTTTATTGACTTCTACCGTGCGGAAATTCAGGGTAAACGGTGCGCGTTTCATTTACGTATGCGCACTCATGGCGCGACGGATTTAATCAATTGTCACCCGTATAAACTGTTAGACCGCGACGCGCACGGCGTAGACATGGCGCTCATGCACAATGGCATCTTATCGACGGGTAACGCCCGCGATACGACCAAGAGCGATACTTGGCATTACATACGCGACATTTTGCGCCCGTTGTTAAAGTCAAACCCTGACTATGCTTTTACTAAGGGCTTCGCGGACTTAGTCGGCGCGCATATCGGGTTCAGTAATAAATTCGTGATTATGGACTCCCGCGGTCGTATGGCGCACGTTAACAAGTCGGCGGGCGTTTACTATGCGGGTTTGTGGTTATCGAACACCTACGCTTGGACTGCGCCCGTTGAGGCGTCGCGTAAATTCAACAACGACCGCGCATTACAGATTGAACAAGCAAACGGCGCACCCGTCATTAAAAAGTATCAATCTTGGACTAAGGGCGGGAAATGGTCGACGGGCGGTTATAACGGCGGTTATAACGGGTATTGGACTGATGAGGACGACGACCGTTATTACTCTGATACTATCGCGACCGCGACCGTTAAAACGCCTCATAATAAATTTACGCCGTCTTCGTCGTACGTTAAACCCGTTAGCGCGCCCGTTGCGCCCGTTGCGCCAGTCGCACAATACGACCATATCGCTTACGAGATTGACGCGTTAATGGACGACATGGACGACGTGCAACTAGAGTATATGTTTACCGAGAATCAGGCGTACGCGTTCGCCAGGGCGTACGGGTTAGACACTTTCGGGGACTTAGTCGCTATGGCGTTAAATGATGAACAAACTATCGGACTAGTTAACCGCGCCGTGTTAGCACCCGATAGCGTGGCTAGTGAATTAGGTCTGGTTAAACTGAAGTCGTGATAATCCATTTTGATTAACTTTAAACCCGCCATAATACGGCGGGTTTTTTTATGGGCGTAATAAAATTTGTTTTACAGACGTGTATAAATTGATTTTAAAAAACTATCTACGTTTTTTTATGCACGCCTGATAATTTGAAATTTTGCGGGCGGGCGTCATTTTGGGAATTATCACGGGGTTTTTTAGTAGGGTAGTAGGGCGCGATTGTATAAAATCAGGGCGGTTTTTTTTATACTTTGAGCGGTTAGTGGATAAAATTTAAAATGCCCGTACGGGCTTTTAAATACTACTTTTTTATTTAGTAGTGTATAAATGTATATTTATTATTTAACTTCTATCAAGATATATTAGAGAATTATAGGGGTATGGCGTAGTGTATGGCGTAGTGTATGGCGTACGCCGTTGCCGACTTGAAAACACTTTTATACACCTATACTTTTAACCCCGTGTAATAAATTTTAGTTTTACGGCGCGCGTAAAATGTCGCGAGAAGTGATAAAAACCCGTGAGAAGTGGTAAAACCGCGATTAGAGAGGCGTTTCCGATAGCAGGGGATAGGGCGCTCATATTTTGCCGTTTACGGTGCGGTTTGCCGTGCAATAGTTTGCTATCAGGGCGTAATAGTTTGCTATCAGGGTAGCCTCGCGCCTCTCAATTTTTTATTTTAAAACCCTAAAATACCGTGAAAACGGGTAAAAAACCGTAAAAAACCCTAAAAAACGCCTAAAAACCCCCAAAATTCTGCAATTTTGCCATTTCTTGCACCGTTTTGGTGTCCGTGTTATAATCGCTCTAGAGAGCGATTACAGAAAACGGCGCGCGGTGCGGGCGGTGCGCGGTGCGCTCTCGGCGGTGCGCGAACGGGCAAAATGCGCGCGGAATTTTGGCTAAAAACAATTTTTTTGAGCCTCTACCCACCGTTTTGGGTGACGTGAAAGAAAACCGACTATTAAGTGAAAATTGACCCTATTCAGAAAAAAGCCAAAATAAAAAAAGCCAAAAAAAATTTTTTAGTAAAAATAAACTGTAATAAAATGTATTACATTATTTAACAGTCTTGCAACCGTTGCGATTTCAGCATAAAATCAAACGCATAGGAGAAGAATATGACACCACGATTCACACCTGATGCCCTCTTTTTTACCGTCGAGCAAAAAATAGAAAAAATTCGTGCTACCGAAGAAGAACTCGCGCGTATTTATGACTCTGCTTATCGTGGTCTGAAAGGCGACGCGTTAGCGTTAGCGTCAGGATTTCACCCTATTGACTTCAACCGACTGTGCCAGTTTGACAACCGCGCAACCGACGTGGTCTTATATGCACGCGCTAAAAACGAGTCTGACATTAGTGGTGCGCTAATGAATAATGCCTTGCTAGGCGATACCAAAGCGCAAGTAACGGTACTGACGCATCTACACGACTGGCAACCTGCTAAAACAGAACAAGACACTTCAAACGAAGTACGCATTGTGGTAGAAAATGCGCAACCCGTAAAGAAAATTAACACGCCGACATGGTAACTAAGACCGTAGTTCTGCCTGAACTGCACGACGGACAAATCGACCTATACAATAAAGGGGGTCGTATAAATGTAGTGCGCGCAGGACGACGGTTTGGTAAATCTATTTTTGCGGTGTGGCTATCATGTAAAACTTCGCTTGAAGGCAAACAGGTCGGTATTTTCGCACCTGAGCATAAACAGTTAGCCGAACTGTGGGACAACATACGGGAAATATTAGACCCCGTAATTAAGTCAGCCAACCGTAATGACGGCGCGATAAAAACTATCACCAAAGGGAAAATTGACTTTTGGACACTCAATGATAATGAACTCGCAGGTCGCGGTAGAAGTTACGACCTTGTAATTATTGACGAGGCGGCGTTTACTAAAAGCCCACAGATGAAAGACCAAATTTGGTACAAGTCAATTAAACCGACCATGTTGACCACACGCGGTATTGCGTGGGTGTTCTCCACACCCAACGGCGTAAACCCCGACAATTTTTTCTATTCAGCCTGTCACGACGACATTATGGGCTTCGAGCAATTTCACGCGCCGTCTTTAGCCAATCCGTATGTACCGCCTGAAGAAATTGAGTTAGAACGCCTACGCCAACACCCGCAAGTATTCCAACAAGAGTATTTGGCGGAGTTTATTGACTGGCGTTCAGTCAACTTATTATCTATTGACTGTTTATTGATTAATGAACAGCCAGTCGACTACCCTGCTACTTGCGACACCGTGTACGCGGTAGTGGATTCGGCAATGAAGTTTGGTAAACAATATGACGGCACGGCGGTAATCTATATGTCGTTAAACCGTCTAGCACCGCACTTATTAACTATTTTAGACTGGTCAATCATTTCAATAGATGCGGCGATGTTAGAACATTACATTCCGTCCGTCTTTGAACGACTTGAGGAGTTAGCCGTACAAACTAAAGCACGCTACGGTG